GAATTTCCAATGACTAAAAAGACTGAAGATAAAACAGGAGTATTAGTAGTATACGAAAGGCCACAAGGTACTCCGGGATTTGGAGAGTATTATGCATCTATTGACCCTGTAGCTGAAGGTAAAGCAGAACATGTTGATAATATGTTATATACACCAACAGGTAGAAAAAGAATAGGTGATATACAAATAGGAAATCAAGTAATTGGTTCTAATGGAGGAGCTATTAATGTAATTGGTGTATATCCTCAAGGTATTAAAAAATTATGTAAAATTACATTTAGTGATGGGCATAGTATTAAAGTATGTGAAGATCACTTGTGGAATGTAAAACTAAATGGTGGAACAAAAGGATATATCACTCTTTCTGTAAAAGATTTATTAGACAATACTAAAACAATTACATATACAGGCACTGGTAGAAATATTAAAAAAGAATATACAATTTCTACTTATTATAAAGATAAGCAAAATAAAAATAAATGGTCTATTCCAATAGTTAAGCCTATTGGTTTTGATCTTGGTAAAGTATTACCTATTAATTCTTATTTACTAGGTTTACTATTAGGTGATGGAGGATTATCTCAAAGATCTATTAGATTTAGTACAATTGACACAGAGTTAATTAATTCTATTGAGCACATATTAGAAGATGACTTATTAATAAAAAAAGTTAAAAATTCAAATTGTGACTATACAATTATTACAAAAGTTGGTTCAAAAAATTCATTAAGTAAAAGATTAAGAGAATTAGGTTTAAAAGGCAAAAGGTCTGAAGATAAATTTATACCTCAAGAATACATGTATGCCATGGGATCTAGTAGATTATCTTTATTACAAGGGTTAATGGATACAGATGGTTCTTATTCAAATCATGGAGCAGAGTTTTATTCATCATCAAAAAGATTAGCTTATCAAGTTGTTGAATTAGTTCAATCATTAGGGGGAATAGCAAAAATAAGATGTAAAAAAACAACTCATTTAGATTCTTATATAGTAAGAGTCTTATTACCTGAATATCTTAATCCTTTTATATTAACAAGAAAAAGAAAAATTTATAGACCATCAAAAGTATTTAGTAGATATATAACAAATATAGAATATGTAGATGATGCAGAAGCTGTATGTATATCAGTTGATGCACCTGATAATCTTTATGTTACAGAACATGCTCTAGTTACACATAATACAACTACCTCAGACTCACTGTGTTCCATATATATAATGAAAGCTCCAGTTGAAGTAACTAAGGTTACTGGTACTGAAACTGAGACCTATATAGAACAAGACAAAATAGTAGCAGCATGGTGCGGAAGATTTGATGATATTAAACAAACTCATGAAAGATTAGAATTAATAATAGAATGGTACAATGCCTGGACTGTAGTAGAAAATAATATATCTCACTTTATTAATTATATGATATCTAGAAAAAAACAAAGATATCTTGTACAGAAAGATCAGATAATGTTTCTTAAGGATCTTGGTGCTAATAAAAGTGTATTTCAAGACTATGGTTGGAGAAATACCGGTGTATTATTTAAGCATCATTTACTTAGTTATGTTATAGAATATACTAAAGAAGAACTAGATACAGTAACTAAAGAAGATGGTACTATAGTTAAAACTACTTATGGTATTGAAAGAATCCCGGATATTATGTTACTAAAAGAAATGCATGCATATGTAGATGGATTAAACGTGGATAGGTTAGTGGCCTTTTCTGCATTAGTAGCATTTATGAGAATTCAACAAGCTAACAGAGGTTTCACAAAGAAAGTAATCATGGATGAAGCAGGTAAAAATTTGGAAAAGTCAAAAAATTTATATAAATTAAACAGTAGTCCTTTTCGTAATTTAGGTAAGTCATCTAAAATGGTGAATGGTAAAAGTATGAACAGATCTGCATTTAAAAATCTTAAATAAACAATATGCAAGTAATAAACGCATTGCAGGCTAAAGCTGGAGCAAAGACACAACATAATAGATTAGGTAGTGTTACACAACCTTTACAGTTTATACCTAAGATAGAAAAAGATGAGCACTGGGCTGCTTGGAATTTAGATTGGTTAGAGTGGCAAGGCCTTAAGCAAATACGCAGAAATGCAAGAAGACTTATGAAAAACTATAAACTTGCTAAGGGTATTATAGATAAGACGGATTACATAGTAGAAGAAGATAATGAATATAAAGATATTATAGATGTATTAACTGCTGAAGATGCATCAGCTTTAGAGTTAAAATTCTATCCTATTATCCCTAATGTAATTAATGTACTTGTAGCAGAGTTTGCTAAAAGATCTACTAAACTAACTTATAGAGCTGTAGATGAATTTACATATAATGAGATGATGGAACAAAAAAGATCTATGGTAGAAGAAACCTTAATGTCTGAAGCTCAAGTAAAAATAAAGAGTGCTCTTATGGAACAAGGTTTAGATCCTGAATCTGAAGAAGCTCAACAAGAATTAAGTCCAGAAAAATTAAAATCACTTCCTGAAATAGAATCATTCTTTAAAAAAGATTATAGATCTATGGCAGAAGAATGGGCCACACATCAACATAAAGTAGATGTAGGCCGATTTAGAATGGAAGAGTTAGAAGAAAGAGCTTTTAGAGATATGCTTATTACAGATAGAGAGTTCTGGCATATGCGTATGATGGAAGATGACTATGAGGTAGAATTGTGGAATCCTGTATTATGCTTTTATCATAAGTCTCCGGATGCAAGATATATATCTCAATCAAACTATGTAGGTAAGACAGATATGATGACTGTAGCAGACGTTATAGATAAGTATGGATATCTTATGACCACAGAACAAATGGAATCTCTTGAGGCCATTTATCCTATTAGATCAGCTGGATATAATATTGGAGGTTATCAAAATGACGGTACTTTTTATGATGGTACTAAGAGTCATGAGTGGAACACTAATATGCCTTCATTAGGTATGAGACAACTTACTACTGCAATGGCTAATTCAGCACATAATGGTGGAGATATAATTAATTATATTTTATCAGAAGGTGAGGATTATTATGAACAAGGTACAGCATATTTATTAAGAGTATCTACCGGATATTGGAAGTCTCAAATAAAAGTAGGACACTTAACTAAAGTAGCTGATAATGGTCAAGTTATAGTAGAAATTGTAACTGAAGATTATAAAATTACTGATAAACCAATCTATGATACAAGACTCTTTAAAAATAAAATTAAAGATAATGTTATATATGGTGAACATATAGATTGGGTATGGATTAATAATGTATGGGGTGGTGTAAAAATTGGACCTAATATTCCATCTTTTTGGGGTATGAATAATCCTGGAGGATTTACTCCTCTATATGTAGGTATTGATAGACCTGAAATAGGGCCCCTTAAATTTCAATTTAAAGGTGATGCTACTATATATGGATGTAAGTTACCTGTAGAAGGTGCAGTATTTTCTGATAGAAATACTAAGTCAACTGCATTACTAGATCTAATGAAGCCTTATCAAATAGGTTATAATATAGTAAACAATCAAATAGCTGATATATTAATAGATGAACTAGGTACAGTAATATTATTAGATCAAAATGCTTTACCTAGACATTCAATGGGTGAAGATTGGGGTAAGAATAATTTAGCTAAAGCTTATGTAGCAATGAAGAATTTTCAGATGCTACCATTAGATACTTCTATTACTAATACAGAGAATGCATTAAACTTTCAACATTTCCAGAAATTAGATCTAGAACAGACTAACAGATTAATGTCAAGGATACAATTAGCTAATTACTTTAAGCAACAAGCTTATGAAGTAATTGGAGTTAATCCTCAACGTATGGGTCAAGAGTTATCTAGAACTACAGCTACCGGAGTAGAACAAGCTGTTGCAGCATCTTATGCACAAACAGAAACTTACTTTATACAACACTGTGATTATTTAATGCCAAGAGTACATCAAATGCGTACAGATCTAGCACAGTATTATCATAGTACTAATCCTTCTAAAAGACTTACTTATATGACTAGTGCAGATGAGAAAGTTAATTTTGAAGTATTTGGTACTGATTTAATGTTAAGAGATTTAAATATATTCTGTACTACTACAGCTAATCATAGAGCTATCCTAGAGCAGTTAAAACAAATGTCATTACAAAATAATACTACTGGAGCTTCTATATATGATCTAGGTAAGGTAGTTCAGTCAGAATCTATTGCAGAACTTAATCATGTACTTAAAGATTCTGAAGCTAAGTTACAACAACAAAAACAGCAAGAACAACAGAATGCT